ATCCTTATAGTCAATCGAGCGATCGAATATCTCAATCTTATACGGTGTCGGCAAGCTGTTTCACCTCCACAACGGCAACGAGCGTCGATGTGCCTTCATGCGAGAACGACACGATGCTCTTGCCCTTCGGTGCCATCAAAAAGCGATCTGTGGAAAAGTCGCTGTCTTGATAAAGGTTCTGCACATACTCGCCGCCGCTTGTGTATTCAGCGATCTCAAGCTCCTTTGGCGATGCGTTGACAACGAGCTTATTCCCCGCAGATATCGTTGCATTAACTTTCCCCGTCAATGTTGTCACGCCGTTGTGGATCAGCGCCCACGATGGGTTCACCGCCTCGCCAAATATATGCAGGATACACGGCGATTCCTCATGGCCGGTGTTTTCAATCTCCGTGCTTCCGGCTGCCGTTTCAACATAGGTGTATGGGTATGTGTACGTGTACGTCTTGCCGTCCCCTTCACTAGCGGCCGCTCTAAACGCTTTTTTTGTGTCGTACCAGGTACTTAAGCCTAAGAAATCAACAGGGCATATCAGCCTGCGCGTCGTTCTGTCAATTTCGGCTTTGCCGATTCTCTCTATTTTGACGTCAATGAAATACCACGTGCTTACGGGCATATAGCAAAGTACAAGCGGCCGAATGGCGCAAAAGGCGATAAACTCCTGATATTTCTCATACGCCGTCTCTGCAGAGGTTCTTTTAAACGACATCTCGCCTCTCGGTCTCTTTTGTACAGGCTCATCATCAGTCTCAATAAAGTCGTACCCGGCCTGCGCGCTTTCAATCTTTCTCTCAAACCCCAGCCCGTCAACGTGTTGAAAAAAGGAGGCCGTATCATTCATATCGTACTCGCTGCCGTTTCCGTTGATAAGTTTAAAACGCCGCATATCAGCCTCCTATTTGTAAGCATATCCAAGCTGTCTGTTAAGATCCCGCGCCACCGCTGCACCGTCGCGCGACGAATAATTCTCAAACCTGAAATTTTGATGAATAACCGTCTGCCCCTGCGCGTACCTGCCCGCGTTTATAGGCATGACCTGCATTTCCATGCGGGATGCGCTAAGCCCTATTTTCTTCACAATGTCATCGAATCCAGCTTCAATGTCCGGTGCCATAGCTTCGATGCCCTCAATCCAGCCTTCGCCCGCGCCATATCCCATGTTCAGCCCGATCTCATCATGCGTAAGGCCAGACGGGGAATTGATATCCGCCGCACTCTTCGCCGCAGCAACAGCCGCTTTAATGGCGTCTACCGCTGCGCTCTTGATGTACCATGTTGAGTCATCCAGTCCGTCACCGATGCCTTTACCGAGGTTCTCGCCGAGCTCACGCATAGCCGCGTCTTCATCCGCAATAGCTTTTTCGACTTCTTTAAGCGCAGCGGATACCTCTGCCGACATCGGTTCGAGCGCAGTGACCGCAGAGTCTTTTGCCAACGTGCCTTTTTCTTCGTACAGATCAGCCCACGTTTGCAGCTGCTCATCAGTCATGCTGTTAAGCGCATCAACTTCTCCTGCAGCCTCTGGCCCCAATTCCCTGAGTTTTTGTACAAGCCCCTCATCAAGGCCTCTCGACGCCAGTTCTTCAATGTCAGCGCTCCATTCACCCATCCCCGTCACTTGTGATTCAAGGTTTGCGATAAGCTCTTCGCCTGAAATCTTGACCTTTTCCGGAAACGCGCCAAACATGCCGCCCATGGCCGACATGTCGCTCAGTGTGGTGTAGTTTTCATATGCCGTCTGTATTTTCTGATCGTAGGCGGCCTGCGCCTCTGCCATTTTCTCTGTGGCATACGTCTGGGCGTCGGTGCCTTCTGTAAGCATAACGAGAGCTTCTTGCTGCGCCTGGGCAGCAGGCACACCCTCATTAACCATCACCCGGGCAAGCTCTCCCCACTTCTGCCCCACTTCTTCGCTTGTGTAGCCTTGGTTTTCCATTACCGCTTGAACGAGCATGCCGTTGTCAATGACCTGTGCCGTTTGCTCTTCTGTTAACCCGGCAGCTTTTGCGACTTTATTCAAAACCACCTCATATGGATCCATCGCCGCAGTAACTTCCCGCCATGCTCTAGCGATTGCGGATGTTGAGGATGCCATAGCCGCCGCCATCCTTTTGCCTCTGGCTTCCGTTATGGCTGCCGTTTTATCAAGCTCTTTTTGAAGTATGTTCAGCTGTGCTACGGCACCGTCGCTAATGACAACACCCATCTCGTCAGCTTCTTTTTTCAGACCGTCAACTTCGTCAGCCGTCATGTTGAGTATGGGTATAAGTTTCTCGCCCGTTGTGCTCATAAGAGCGCTGGCAATCGCGTTGCGCTCTGTAACATCGCTCATGCCTTGAAGCGCGACGATAGTTTCTTCAAAAAGTTGTTCCTGCGTTTTCAGCACGCCGTTGTTATCCGTGACCTTAACGCCCATTTTTTCAAAGAGCTCGGCGCCCTCTCCCGCGCCCGCCGCCGCGTCCATGGCCTTTTCAGCAAGCGCCGCAAGGTCTCCAGACGACTCTTCCATAGAATAATCAAAATCTCGGAGTATATAATCCCATTCCTGATATGTATCCTTCGCAAAGCCTGCCGTCTGCGAAACGTTCGTGAGCTCTTTGGCCCATCGCGCAGATTCTGCGATTGTATCCCACATCTTTTTTAGCGCCTGTTCCGCTATGGCAATAGCGCCTGTTATGGATGCAAACTGTGCAACAGAGCCTGACGCAAAGTCTTTGATTTGGCCTTTGACGCTTTTTGTATCGTCACCTGCGTCTTTGACCTGCTTTCCCATCTGGTCGGCTTCTTTTCCAACCTTGTCCTCCGCCGATGCCATCTGCTCAAGTGCCGATTCATTCTTTTTGAGCTCGCTCTTCATCTTTTCAAGAGAGGCGGCAGCGTTGTTCATCTTGATTCTGTAGCTGTCTGTTTTTTGATCTGCCTCTCCATACTTTGCGGCGCTCTCATCCACCGCATCAGCAAGCGCATTGAAAATCTCTTCCTGCTGCTCGATCTGCTTAATTAATATTTTGTTTTTGGCCGTCAGTGCTTCGGTAGAGTTTTGGTTGCTTCCAAATGCCGCCGTCACGGCTCTGCTTTCGGATGCCAGTACCCCCATCTGGCGGCCGGCATCGGACAGCGCTTTTTTAAATTCCTTCTCGCCGTCTATCGCAAGAGTCGTTCTTATATCGCGTTTCAATCCCAGTCACCGTCGCTTTCCTTTTTCGGGCTTGCAAACCCAAATAACCGCGGGTCATATTCGAGCCTGAGCCGATACAGGTCTATGATCTTTCCGGGGTTCGAGCGCATGACCTCCCGCTCCGTAAGCCCCGCAACCAAACCCATAGAAATAAGGCGCATCACCGTTAGCCCGCCGCGCCCTCGCCGTTTTTTAATTCGCTCAAAACCTCATCTTCGTCATCATCCCCGTCGCCCGTTGTTTCAGCGCGCATTCCCTCATTGATCGCATCTATAAGCGCACCTGTGGCTTTGCCAAACTCGTACGGATTCAAATAAAGCAGAATTTTTTGTTCCGTGATAAAAGGCGTCTCTGTCTCGTTTTCATCGTTGTCTATCGCAACGCCCTGATTGGCAAGCTCCGCAATAAGCCAGGCGTATTCTTCCCGCGATTCTTTTGCCTCCAGCTCCGATATTTTTTCGAACATCTCTTTGAGTCCGCCATATCGACACGTCACGTTGTTTAGAGCTTGAGTATTGAAGACAAGGCGGTATTCCTCTTTGCCGATTTTTAAGGTTTTAAATTTTTCGTTCATAAGAAAAAGGGCAGCGCCCCGGCTGCCCTTCCCTCCTTTTCAGTTTATCGTCAGGTTATGCCTCAACAAGCAACGCGACCGCATCCGTGAGTAACGACTCCGCGCTGTCAACGCGCGTCTGTGACGGCGAATCCATGGCCGCAACAGCGACCGCATCCGCAAGAGCATTGGCGACGTCAACCCAGCTCGCAGACGTGTATGTCTCCGGGTCAAGCGTCTGCGCCGTCGATATGGCCGTATTCAGATCTGTCAAGTCTGCCGGTTCGCCGATATTGGCCTTTTCGTCAAGCCATGCGATGGCGTCCGCTTCCGTCGTAAAGTCAGCCTTGTCGCGCCACGTCTCGTCGCTGTCGGCGACAGTAAATATATCGCCGGTGATGCTCGGCGTTTGCCACTCAATCGCTCCGGCTTTCGTCTTTGCGTCCTCAGACGGCTGGACCCACTTTGTTTTGTAATACCAAAACGCACGGATCAGCCGCACCCCGTTCTTCTTGCGCACACGGTAGTAACCAAACCCGCCGTACGACGGTTCGTACAATGCAGCGTCTCTGATCACGTCGACGCTCTCAATCGTCTTGGCCTGCGAGCCAAGCATTGCAATGACCGCCTCATTAATCAAGTCGTCAACGCCCAGCGTGATCGTTCCGGACAGAAACCCCCTGTCCGATTCTGCAATTTCATCATCCGCATAGAGCATCGCGCTCTGATGCTCAATAGATACATTCGCTTCCATCGCCTTGCCGACAACAAGCCCCGACCCGTACGTCGGCAAGCTGCCGGCCGGTTCCGTGCTCACAGGTGCGAATACCGGATGTTTTAACCCTATAGCTCCCATATGCCTCATTCCTTTCTTTCAATCAGTTTGTCAAATTCGGCTTCCATCGCCCGCTGTACAGGCTCCGCCGCCTCTTCATCCGCATCATCAATAAAGTGTGTGGCTTTTATGCTTGATGACCCGTAATGCCCAATGAACGCCTTTTCAGCGTTTCTTACCCCTTTGCGGTCT